GTATTTGATCCTAGAGCGACCGATTTCTCTAAGAGTCCTAAGATCACACGTACTATTAAAACCTTAGGAGAGATCCAACTACAAGCCGCACATAGTAATGAGGAGCAGTTTCAAAAAGCAGTACGTGCCTCCGAGGAACTGCGAGGCAAGTGTAACGGATATTATAGTTCAGATGATTTTAACAAAGCAGAAGCCTTTCGTGTAGATGGTTTTGGAGATCTATATGAATACTACGGCAGCGGGTATGTAGAGCTGTTGGAGTTTGAAGGAACGGTTTACGATCAAGAATCCGGTAAGCTGCTGGATGATTACATCATCACTGTTATGGATCGAACAAAGATTATACGGAAAGAACCTATCCCTGCATGGAAAAGGGGTGGGTATAAGGTTATGACATCGTGGCGTAAACGCCCTGACAATCTGTACGGTATGGGGCCTCTTGATAACCTTGTAGGTTTGCAATACCGTATCGACCACCTTGAAAACCTTAAAGCAGATATTGGGGATATGATATTAGCACCCCCTATTAAGATTGTTGGTGATGTCAGTGAATTTGAGTGGGCACCTTTCTCTGAGATATACGTAGGAGAGGGTGGAGATGTACAGCCTATGGCTCCAGCAGCTCAGGCATTTTCAGCTAATTTTGAAATAGATCGCATTCTTAACTTAATGGAAGAGATGGCAGGGGCACCCAAGCAAGCAATGGGTATTCGTACTCCCGGTGAGAAGACAGCTTTTGAAGTACAGAGTCTTGAGAATGCAGCAGGCCGTATCTTCCAAGAGAAGACCACACAGTTTGAAGTAGAGCTGCTAGAGAATCTTCTTAATAATATGCTTGAAGTATCCAAGCGTCATATGAACGGTGCAGACGTTGTACGAGTAATGGATGACGACTTAGGTGTTGTTGACTTCATGGAGATCACTAAAGAAGATATTACAGCTAAAGGCAAGCTGCGCCCTGTAGGTGCTAGACACTTCAGTGCAAGGGCACAGCTTCTTCAGAACTTATCTGGTCTTGCTAATAGTGCAGTTTGGCCGACTATCGCTAAACACATGTCAAGCAAAGCATTGTCTCGAATGGTAGAGGACAGCTTACAGTTGCAAAGATTTGAGTTGTTCAGTGACAATGCACAAGTGTTTGAAGAAGTAGAGACACAACGCTTTGTACAGCAAGCCCAAGAGGACTTGGAGGTAGAAGCACAGACAGGTATAGAGGGCGAAGATGAAAACCCGATGGTTTAAAGATCATAAAGAATCTGAGAAGGCAGCAGTTAAGCAGCAAGTAAAGAATGCTAAACTGGTGCTGGACAGACTAACCGAGCTATTACAAGAGGATCTGGAGAAGAGTGTAAAAGATATGACATCTCGTAAACACTTTGAAAGCAGCTCTTGGGAAGATAAAATAGCTCACTATCTAGGAGAGCAGACCGCCCTCCGATCTATTATAAGTCTTATTGACATAGAGGAAAAGTAAATGAACGATCAAGTTAGTAACCCTAACGGCGAAGTTCAAGCGAACGAACAAGTGCAAGCCGACCCAGCTGCACCAGCCCCCGCGCCAGCTGAACCAAGTGCGCAAGTCGATCCGAACAGCTTGTTTGCTGACCAGCTCTCAGGTATTAAGACCGACGACGGTAGGCAGAAGTACGCAGACGTACCTACGGCGCTAGACTCTATCCCACATGCCCAAAACCACATCAATGAACTGAGTTCACAGGTTAAGGATTTGCAAGAGGAGTTAGCAAAGCGTCAAGGTGCTGAAGAGTTACTTTCCAGCTTACAACAGTCACAACAGCAAGTAGTGGAACAACCCTCCGTTACAGGGCTAGACGAGACTGCAATCGAATCTGTGGTAGAAAATATGCTACAGACGAAAGCCCAACAAGAGCAACAGAAAGCTAATGCAAATAAGGTGAAACAAGCCTTAACTGACAAGTTTGGTAATGCCGCCTCTGTAGAATTTGAAAACAGAGCGAAACAACTAGGTATGTCAGTTGGTCAACTTACTCAGATGTCTTCTCAGATGCCTCAAGCCGTTGTCGAATTGTTTAATGCTGAACCTGTTCGAGATCCACAGCCTACTGTCAGTAGTTCTGTAAATATCTCGGCAACTCCGGTAGAAAAACAAGTTCCTGATTATATGGCTCGATTTAAAGGTAACGCTGATGGTGGTATTCAAAGTAAGTGGGCTGCCGCAAAAGCAGAAGCTGCTAAAAACATAACTTAACGGAGACACAGCAATGGCTATTACAAGCTCAAGCAACGCTTCATTCATTGAAGCTAGTCAATACTCCAGCTTTATCCTGCAAAACTTGCATGATGGGCTGCTTCCTTCATCTTTCTACCGTAATGTAACAGATTTCGGTAATGGTTCTACTCTCAATATCAAAACTATTGGTAGTGCTGTTATTCAAGAAATCACAGAAGACGAAGATATCACCTATAACCCGATTGAAAGTGATGTTGTTCAGCTCTCAATCGCTGATTATATTGGTGATGCCTTTTACTTAACAGATGTGATGCGTCAAGACGGTGCTCAAGTCGAGCAGCTGTTAGCTATGCGAGCAGCAGAAGGTACTCGTGCTATTCAAGAAACTTTTGAATCACGTTTCCTTGCGACACTGAACGCAGGACAGACAGCCGGGAACCCTAATAGCGTAAACGGTTTTTCACACAGATTCCGTGCAAGCGGTGGTAACGAGCAAATGCTCGAAGCCGACTTAATTGATATGCGTTTAGCTTTCGACAAAGCCAATGTTCCTATGGCTGGTCGTATTGCAATCGTAGATCCTGTTGTTGCAGCTACGTTTGCTAAAACAGTACAGTTGACTGCAAACATGGACGCTTCTAGTCCTTTGTTCCAGTCACTTGTTAAAGACGGGTTCGATAAAGAACACCAGTTTGTTACAAGCCTTCACGGTTGGCAGATCTGGACATCAAACCGTCTTCCTCGTGTTCCTGCTAGTACTGACATTGACGGTACTGACTCTATAACAGGAGAAGGTGTTGCTAACATTTTCATGTGTGTTGCAGACGACCAATGTAAACCGGGTATGGTAGCTTGGAGACAAACTCCTTCTACTGAAACTGACAGAGACATCAGCAAAGGCCGAGATGAGTTTGTTACTAAAGCTCGCTGGGGCGAAGGTGTTCAGCGTGTTGACACGTTGGGTGTTATTGTTTCTGACGCTGAAGCAACTGCATAAGGGGGATAAATAATGTCTTACGAAAATAGCGCTGGATTGGGCGTAAACAATCAATATGGGGTTCGGGATACACAAGACTCTGCTGTTATCAGTGGTGGTGTAATTGAGGGTGGCGGTGCTGCTCGTGATTACGTACTGTATTTCGATGGTGATGAGCTTGGCTCTGCTGACTACGACACTGGCTTGACTATTCCTGCTGGTAGTGTAATTGTTGGTGCGGTTCTTGAGATCACTGATGCAATTACAATGGGTAATGCAGATAATGACATCGAGTTTGGTACTGATGGGTCTGTAGCAACTAACGGTGTTGAATTTAACAACACTACTGGAGCTGCTGGCACTTACGCTGTATCTACCTACAATGGCACTTGGGCGCAAGACGCTGTTCTGGCTAATGACACTGCTGTATCTGTGTTGGTGTCTGGTACAACTGCTGGCGGTACAGGTGGTAAGGGTAAATTGGTTGTCACTGTACGTAAAGTGTAGCACCTAGAAATGTGAGGAGGGCTTCGGCCTTCCTCCTTTCTTTAATTTTTTTTAGGAGAAGATAAGTGGCCATAGAGCATAATACAATATCAGGTGTAGCCACCCACGAACCTAAAGGTGTTTCCACAGCAGAAAACGGGCAAGTCTATGTGGCTAATGGCGCAGGTTCAGGACTCTGGCAGGTTCCTTACCTTACAGGAGTTGAAGACTACAACCATGCAGGTCTCTCTTTAAGCCCTGCGGCAACTGTTGAAGAAAAGGTTCTTAATGACGGGTTAGGTGTTTTTACAAATACAACATATAAAATACCCGGCTATCCTGACATCTGGAACACATCTACAAACCAGTTTGATTTTAGCCATCTTTCATTAGGAGATTCTGTAGACATTCGTTTTGATTTCACTGTTGTAACAAGCGGAGCCAATGACGATGTTACTATTATTTTCCGACCCGGAGTAGGTGGGTCTCCTTACGACCTTACTGTTAAAAGACAAGAGTGGAGAACAGCGGGCACATACCAACTAACTGCTTGGTATAGTGTTTATATGGGGGATACAAACACCTTAGATAACCCTGCTGAAGCGTACGTCCTCTGCGAGACAGGGGGTGACACAGTAACCTGTAATGGTTGGTATGTTCGCACAAATAAACAAACACCGGAATTTGTATAATGCCTAAGCAAACTCTACTTGAAATAACACAAGACATCCTTTCCGATATGGACGGGGATGAGGTTAATAGTATTAACGATACACCCGACAGCTTACAGGTAGCGGGTATTGTTAAAAGCAGTTTTTACGATCTCATTGATAGTAAAGACAGTTGGCCTCATCTGAGGTCTTTGATGTCATTGGATGCAAGTGGTGATTTAACTAAGCCCACACACATGCGTCTTCCTGAGACTGTTAAGAGTTTAGAGTTAATAAAATACAACAAAGTTAAGACAGGTGAGACACGTACTAAATTCCAAGACATACATTACAAATACCCTGACGAGTTTTTGTATATCGTAAATAACTACAATATAGATGATGACTCTGTACAGTCTGTATCAGACCATTCTGGCGTAACCTTCGCTATTAAAAATAACCAAGCACCCTCCTATTGGACAAGTTTTGATGATGATTGGATTGTATTCAATTCTTTCGACAGTGCGGTGGATGCTTTACTGCAAAGCAGTAAAACGCAATGTGTAGCTTATCGCAGTCCTGCATGGTCACTGGCTGACGACTTCACTCCTGACCTGCCTGACGAGGCATTTAGCCGATTGTTGGCAGAAGCTAAAGCAGCTTGTTTTTCAAGATTGAAGCAGCTGACAGATAATAAAGCAGAACAGCAGGCTATACGACAACGTAACGCTATGTCACGTAAAAGCTGGAGAGCAGCAGGTGGGATACGTATGCCAGATTATTCGAGAGCAGGTAAAAAATGAATAAGAAATTAACAACTAAACAAGATGCTTACGGGTACACAGTGTACTATGAAGGCGGTGGTCAAGTCCCAAAAGAGCTTTCAGGAAGGTACACATCTAAAACCTTAGCCGAAGCAGCTATTGCTACATACATTCCTAAGAAACGTGTGAGAAAAATTAAAGATGCCGATAGCCAAGACTAGCATTGAACGTAGCAACTTCACGAGAGGTCTTGTAACAGAGGCATCTGCCTTAACCTTTCCTGAAAACTCTGCTATAGATTTGTCTAATTTCGAGTTAAACAGAGATGGGAGTTTAAATCGGAGGTTAGGGTTTACTACAGAAGCATTGGGCACAGATATAGACATAGGCAGGTCTTCTGAGTCCATAAAAAACTATGCCATAAAGACTTTCGCTTGGAAATCTGTAGGGAATAACCCTGCCCTTTCTGTGGGTGTTGTACAAATAGGAACACGCCTTTGGTTTGTAGACCTGTTTGCGGATAATCTTTCGAGAAACCTTCTCAACAAAGACGCTAATGGTGTTGGGCAGCCTCTCGACTTAAACGACGACGACGCTCTCTCTTTGTCAGGTAATTCTCCTCTTTCTTTTTCTAGTGTTAATGGCGTTCTGATTGTTGCGAGCGCAGAAATGGACTATCCGGTGTATATAGAATACAACGGAGAAAATGAGACAAACGATCAAAACCCTTTTAACATCTCCCCTATTAGAATTAAGGTGCGTGATTTGTGGGGTGTGTTTGACGGACTAGAGGTGAGTGAAAGACCTGCCTCACTGAGCACCCCCCATAGGTACAACCTGTACAACCAAGGTTGGCAAACCACTGGGAACGGTAGACCTACAAAACATTATAACACTAAAGCATCACGGGGAAGACCTTTAGGTGAGATATACCCTGACCTGTTTGAAGGGCCTAATTCCACAGGTATGTTTAAAACAATAATATCTCAAGAGGTGGAGACAAGGGATTACAAGGGTAGGACAAGGAACCAGGAGGTATGGCTAGGGGGCACAGAATATCAGGCAAGACAGATAGAACGGCTTATAAGAGACTATGCTATAGATCTAGGTTCTTTTGTCAGATGGCGGGGAGCTCCCTTTGTTGGATCACGATATCCAGAAATAACAGGACTAACTCCTTCAAGAACAGCTGTAAGTACAACAGGATACCCGTCCAACTCCGATTTAAGGCTCATCGGTAACGGTACTAACAAAGACGGAGACCCCGATTTTCAGGCCAGCAGGATAAACCTGCAAGGTGTCACTACAACACCTGCACCAAAAGGCCACTTTATTATTGATGCCTTTAAAAGAAACAAATCTCGTAGGTCTCAGGCGCGTACCTCTTTTAGTCAAGAAGATGAAGAACAGGGAAACATTTCCGTAGTTACTACCTTTGCCAATAGGGTTTTTTATTCTGGAATAAGCAGCAACATCCTCGGTAAACAGGAAGAAAGTCCTGACTATACAGGTTGTGTATTCTTTTCAAGGAACATTACCAACCTTAAAGATTTGAATGAATGCTACCAACAGGCTGACCCTACCGCCGAGGATGACAATGTTCTAGTCACTACAGATGGCGGCTTTATAAAGATCGCAGAGGCATCTAACATTGTTGAGATGGTTACAGTTAGAAGCAACCTTGTTGTGTTCGCGGAGAACGGTGTTTGGGCAATATCTGGTAAAGACGGCGTTTTTACAGCTACAGATTACTCCATTAACCAGATAACAAATGTAGGCTGTAGCAGTGCCGACTCTATAGTTGTTGCAGAGGATCTGGTGTACTTTTGGAGCGATGGTGGTATATACGTACTCTCTTCCGATCAGATTTCAGGGGAGTTAAATGCCCAGAATATCACAGAGACAACCATACAGTCCTTCTATAATGACATAAGCGATGTAGGGAGGTCTTTTGCTAAAGGGAAGTTTGACAGTGTGAATAGAAAAATTTCATGGCTGTACAACAACGATGATGACTATGATGGGGTGTCTTTTCGACACAGTTACAATAAAGAGCTTGTTTTTGACACAGTGTTGGGTGCGTTCTATCCACGATCCATAGGTACTAGCAGTGAGGGTCGTCAGGTTGCCGCCTTTATGGAAACCGAGAGCTTTGTAATTGTCAATGACATACAGGATGTTGTTGTGAACGGTGAGCCTGTTGTTGTTAATGGAGAGCAGGTGGTAGTGGCCACTGCTCAACCGTCAAAAGGGGAGACTGTTACGAAGTATTTAACACTGTCTCCTACAGGCTCTTTAGACACATACCAGTTTACCTTCGCCTCTTATGAGAACGTAGACTTCCTAGACTGGGGTGAGACGGATAGTCCAGCTCACCTTGTCACAGGTTACGAACTAGGTGGGGACACGCAGAGAAACAAACAAGTAGTGTACATGACCGCACATTTCAACAGAACCGAGAAAGGTTTTGATGAAGTGGATGGGGAGCTTGAGGCAGACTTCCCTTCAGGATGTAAGGTACAAGCACAGTGGGATTTTTCCAACAGTGTTACCAGCGGTAAGTGGGGCAAGGAATTCCAAGCATATAGGCTTAACCGAAACTACATACCGTCAGGGGATACCGATGATTTTGATTATGGGTATTCCGTCATAAGCACTAAAACAAAGGTTAGAGGATCGGGACGAGCTGTGAGTTTTAAGATTAACACAGAAAGTGGAAAGGACTGTCAATTACTGGGTTGGGGTTTATCTCTATCAGGAGGGTCAAGTGTCTGATGAGAGGCAGGTTATGGCTGAAGGTGATGGGTGGGTGTTTTCTGTAGAGAGGCAGGATACAGGGGCTGTTCTGTTACACATGAATGTAGAGCCTTCCCTGTGGAGTGTGAAAATGTATAAAGAAATGAAAGGTGTGTGGAAGAACGTGCTTGATGAGTTCAGAAGCAGGGGTGTGGTAGAGGT